GCAGAACTCTGCCTCAAGGGCGGCGATGATCTCGTTGGCAACGTCCTCGATATAGTCCTCTTCAAAGTCGAGGCCACGGTCGTAGGCATATACCTCGCGGCCGTTTGCGTCGCGGATGCACAGCTTGGAAACGTTGCCGCCATCCTCGAAGCGCGGGGTTGGGATGCCGAAGATGCTCGGCTCGGTGAACACCTTGGCCTCGAAGGTGTAGTCGGCGTGGTAGCCGCTCACCCAGTTGCTACGGCCGGCGTCGAACTTGCTGCGGTTGATCTTCATGATGTTCCTTCCTTCTGAAGTTACACGTAATTTGTAACTGATTAGGAATCTTACTCACAAGAAGCAGGATTGTCAACACAATAAGCAAGATTTTGTTGCTAACTTCCTGCAATATGCGTAATCTTCGGACTATCGGAAGGAGATGCAGCATGAAAACGGACTATTTACCCTACTGAATCAATTTCAAAGAAGCGCGTGTTTGGAGAGGTTTGACACAAAAAGAAGTTGCCGCTGCTATCGGTGTTCCATCACGAACGTATGGCGCTTGGGAGCGTGGCGAGCGTGAGCCGAATCTCGAAGACGCTTTTGCTATTGGTGATGTTTTAGATTGCTCCCTTGATTTTCTTTCTGGAAGGATTACGCAGCAGGATGAAGAGGAAAATCAGCGAGTAGCACGATTGAGCAACCTCTTTACTAAGCTCAATTCCGAGGGTCAGGAAAAGGTTCTTGCTCATTGTATTGACTTGCTTGGTAACGATAAATATCTGAGAAATTCGGACGAGAAAAAAACGATGCCAAGAACGGGCAATGCGAGAATTGGAGCGGCGGGGCTGGAAGATCATCAGATCGCAGCGACCGCGTAGGAAGTGAAGACCGTGGCGGATGGATTGGACTTCGGAGGCGTTGACCTCAGCGGCATCAACCTGAGCATAGCGAAGCAGGCGGAAGAGTGGGCCAGCATACCCATGCCGCCCTCGAAGTGGGAACTTGCGGCGGAAGCCGCCGAGCAGAGGGAGGAGCAGGCTGAACTTCTTGCGAAACTGATAGAGCGGCAGGATTTGATGATCGAGGAGCAGAAGCGGCAGGCTGAGGAGCAGCGCAAAGCAGCAAGAGGCAGCAAGGCGCGAGAAGTGGCCGTGATCGTACTGACTGCGCTCGGCATAGTGGTGACGTTATCGCTTGCCGTCATCCCTTCGATTATCAATACACTCGCGCAATGAAGACAGCCACATTGATGGCCGTGAGCAAGATGTTCAGGCTGATAAGGGCAACGGCGACTTTGGTAGACATGGCGGCTCCTTCCTTCTGGTCGCAGGATATGGAAGGTGTCGCAAAGAAAAAGCCCCCGGCAGTGTCTTGGCGGACGCAGGGGGCTACCTCGAAAGGATGGCATGGAGTATAGCATCTGCAAGAACCCAAGGCTAGGCAAGCGCGGCGTGTCCTATGCCCGCTTCTCATCCCATAACCAGAGAAGCGAGAGCATCGAGATACAGCACGACGCCAACCTCGCGTTCATGGCCATCCAAGACCTCGATCTCGTCGGCGTGTTCAGTGACGAGGCCAAGAGCGGGCGCAACACCAACCGCGAGGACTTCCAGCGGATGCTGACCTGGGCGCGCGAGGGGCGTATGGACTTCGTGGTCATCTACAAGGTGACCAGAATCATGCGCAACCGCGACGAGATGGCCATGCTGCGAGTGGAGCTGCGCAAGTACGGCGTCGAGATACTTTACTCGGGCGAGGATATAGGCAAGGGGTCGGATGCCGTCCTGCAGCTGGGATTGAAGGAGGTGCTTGCCGAGTGGGAGAGCGCGCAGCTCGGCGAGCGTATCGTGGACGGCATAAACAAGAACGCAGAGAGGTGCATGGCCAACGGCAACACCCTGTACGGGTGGGATATTGCGGACGGCTTCTATGTGGTAAACGATTTGGAGGCCTCGGTTCTGAGGCGCGCCAAGTCGATGCTCTTCAACGGCAAGACCGTGGCGGAGATTGTGAGAGCGTTGGAGGGCCACACCACGAAGAGAGGCAAGCCGATCAAGCACAACACCCTGACCAAGCTGCTCAAGCGCAAGCAGAACGCCGGGGTGTACTCCTACGCCGGGCACGAGCAAGAGGGCGGCATGCCAGCACTTTGGACGATGGAGGAGCAGCGCATGATCTGGAAGATACTGGGGGACGATACGCGGCCGCGCAAGAAGGCGGCCAATGCCGACTACCTGCTCACCGGCAAGCTGTGGTGCGGCAAGTGCGACACGCCCATGACCGGCACCAGCGGCACCGGCAAGAGCGGCACCGTCTATTACTACTACCAGGATAAGAAGGGCTGCGGGCGCAAGGTGCGCAAGGACGTGATCGAGGAGAACGTGGCCGAGGCGGTGCTCGCCGCCCTGTCGAAGGAGGCCACCCGCGAGAAGATCGCCGACCTCATGTGCGAGTTCGAGGAGTGGGAGGACCCCACGCCCATGACCGAGGTGATCGAGGCGGAGCTCAAGGAGATAGCCCAGAACCACGCCAACATCCTCAAGGCCATCGAGCAGGGCATCATCCCGGACGGCGCCAAGGAGCGCATCGAAACGCTCAAGGCCCGAGAAGAGGTGCTACGCGACGAGTTGCGCATAGCCAAGTCGATGGAGGCGGCCACCGCCGACCGCGACCGTGTTCTGTTCTGGTTGGAGAATATCGCCGAGGTTGCCGACACCAAGACGCTCATCGACGTGTTCGTGTCCAAGGTCGTGCTATTGGGCGATGACTTGCACATCGTCATGCACTTCGATGATAATGAGGGACCGCCGGGGGGCAACGCCGTACTTGATCGAGGTGGGGGTGTTCTGCCAGATTGCACCACGCTCCACCATGGTGATATTAGTCGAACACCTTGGCTCGGCTATTATGTGGCATGGCGGACACTCGTCATAGTCACGAGATACAAGAAGACCCCCAGCTAGGGGGTCTTCTCCTTTTCTGCCGAGGTGTCAGCCTCAGACTTTGAGCAGGTAATCGTCAGCCGCAGGGCCGCCCGTGGGCTTACCAACCGCGACATATCGCTTCTGTCCGGACTGAGCGCCGGTGTAGCGTCCCCAGACCCAGCCATCGGCGATCTTGTACCAGTCATCGAGCACCACGGTCTGCCCCTTGTTGTAGCTGGCTACCACCGAACCGCTGAGGCTCGGAGCAGTACGCACTCGCAAGCCGTTCACGGTGCAGCGATAGCGGCCGCCGAAGCCAGTGCCGGTTTTCTCGGCCGAGTTAGAAACCGAGGGGTTGGACGGCTCTTGCGTCGGATGAGCGGGTTGCGGATTCGCGGCCATGATGCCGATGCCAGCAGCCTCAAGGATTGCGTCAGCGATTTCCTCGATGCGAGAATCGAAGATAGCGCGGTCTTCGGCGTTGGAGATAAAACCGACCTCGGCGAGGCGGTAGTTGATGCCACGGTTAGCCGCACGCTTCGGGTTGGCCAGATCGTTGCGCTTCACGATGGTCTGGGAGCGTCCCGGAAGGATAGCGGACAGCTTGGCTGCGAGTGCTTTGTCGAAGTCATCCGCCTCGAAACCGCCGTAAATGATTACATGGGCACCGCGTGCGCTCTCTGTCGCAGAATCTCGATGCAGTTCAAGCAGCATTGCTCCCTTCGGCAGTGAGAGGCTGTTGATGCCGCCGTCAGCGTACCAGTTGCGGGATGTGTCAAGCACTTCAACCGCCGAGCCGCCGCGCTGCTTGATGACTGCCGCCAATGCACGCACGCGCTCTGCCTCAGTTTGACCTGCCGCACAGGCTCCTGGGTCACCCGCCCCATGCCCGGCGATGATGTAGAGTTTTGCCATTTCAATCCTCCCAATATACAGACGGCAGGCCTTCGTCTACGTAGTACATGCCGTCGAACCAATAGCTGCCGACCCCTGATTCCCGCGCCCACTCCTTCTCCTGCGGGGTCAGCAGGTCGCGGTCTCGTACCTGATCGCTCAGCGCCAAGGTCTCGGGACGTGCGGGGGCGGGGTGCCACTGTGAAGTGGCGACAACGGCGCCCCCGGCTGCGACGGTGCAGGCGAGGGCGACCAGTGCGTAGAAGAGCGCGCGTGCGGGGTTACGCATCTGCGCGCTTGCCGATCTCCGCTTGGATTGGCGCGAGCACAGCCATGACCGTCGGTGCCAAGCCGATGGTCACCCACTCGGGCGCGCCTGCGGTGTTGGCCAGAAGGGAAGAGCCCACGCCGATGACGCCTTGGGCGATGGTGCGCTCCAAGCGTGCGGCGGGGGATGTGTCGGCGCACCAGTTCACGAATGCGGTGGTGGCCTTGCGGATGGGGTTCTTTGTCTCGGGCATCGTTGCCTCCTTAATCGGTGGGGATGGGTTCGCCTTTGACGGGTATTTCCTCGTTCATCCTGCGAACCAGTGAGTGGATGTAGTGGTTTCCGCCCAGCTTCTTGTAGCTGTCGAACTCGCGGTTGACCGATTCGAGTTCCATGGGGGTGATCCAGCCTCGGGCCACGACCCTCTCGTAGGTCGCCACTATGGACGCCTTGAGCTGGTTGCGCTGGCTCTCCATGAGCGCCGCGTGCTGCGCCTTGAACTCGCGCAGGAAGTCCATGACCTTCTTGGACACGAAGCCCACCACGCCGAGCGTCACGGTGCTGATGATTGACGGAAGTGCCTGCCAGATGAAGTCCATTACGCAGTTGCCCCCTCGGGCGCGTTGGGCTGCTCATCGTCTTCGGCTGTCATGGCTTCGAGTTCGTTGATGCGGTCGCGCATCCTCTTGCGCAGCCGGATGGTGTCCTTGATGACCTTGCCCGCATCTGCGATGGCCTTGAGCAGGCTCATCACGTCTTCGGCTGCGAAGATTTCCTCGACGGCGCGCAGAATCTGGTAGTCCGTGTTGTCGAGAATGTTCTTGTTGGCGTTGATCTCGCCCTCGATCTCGTCGCGCTTCACGTGGGTCCTCCTTTCGTCTTATCGGATGGACCCACCTTATTGAGGGTGTCGCTTTACGCCGCGAGCGGGAGGGCTATTTCAGTGAGACCCCCCCCGGCAAGTGTTTACCGGGTCGAACAATTCCCGGAACAGCGCGTCCATGCTCTCCACGGTCTTTTGCGCGTCCAGGTGCAGCAGGCCGCCGCGCCATGACTGGTACGCCTGGACCGCCTGCTCTCGGGTCATCTTGCCCTCGGCCACCAGCTTAGCCATGGCTTTCAGCTTGCGCCTCTGTTTTGTGATCGTCGTTCGGCACGGCCTGACGAGAACCTTGCCCGTCTCTGTGTAGCTGAACCGCTTTTTCAGGAAGGTGAAACCTCGGGACAGCTTCACGATGCGGGTCTTGCGTGGGTTCAGGCGCATGCCCCTGGCGAGGCAGAGCGATTCGATGCACGCCGCCACCATTTTCAGGTGCTCCTTGTCCGTGTGGATTGCGTACAGGTCATCCATGTACCTGCCATAAGCCTCCACGTCGCAGCACTCGGTCACGAAGTGGTCGATGGGGCTGAGGTAGGCGACCGCGTGTATCTGGTTCGGCTCGTCGTCGAGACCGAGGCCGACCTCGCCCTGTCTGTCTATGAAATGGGCGCCCAGTTCCTTGAGGCGCGGGTCCGAGAAGTTCTCAAGTATCTCCTTGGCGTGCTCGTGCTCGATGCTTGCGAAGTATTTGGAAATGTCAACCAGCAGGATGTAGCCCGTAGCCCCGTGCTTCCTGTAGTGGCGCGCCATGTGGCGCTTGACGCTTTTGACGGCGTAGAGGGTGCCGCGTCCCTTCACGTTCGCGTAGTTGTTCTGTATGAGAGTGGGGACAACGGCGGGGACGAGGGCGTTTTGGCAATATGATTTCTTGATGACGCGCTCGGGGAAGCACACCGCCGAGATTTCTCGGCGAACCCCCTGCTCGTAGATCACGAAGTCGTGGGTGGGGCGGCATATGTCAACCCCCTCCATGAGGTCGCGGTGCGCCTTCGTGATGTTGCGCAGTATGTTGATGAGGTAGCCCTGGACGCTCGCCTTCCACCTTACGCCCCTGCTGCTCTGCTTGGCGGCTATGTAGAGGGAGTTGAGGGATGCGACGTTCTCAAGCGTGCAGCCGGCCACGCGCTTCGCTTTATTGGCTGTGCGCTTCTCCTCGCGGCGCCTGCGCCTTGCCGTGCGCCTCTCTTCCGAGTTCATGAGTGCGCCCCGCACGGCTCCCAATGGAGCGTTCTGCCAGCCGCTTGGAGGGTCGGCATGAAACGGCGCGGAACGTCCAACGCACCGCCATGCAAGCAGCGTCCGCCGCCCTCCGCGAGGCGCTTATTGACGGGGAAGCCCCCGAAGGTCGCGCATCCCTTCCTCTTTGGCACGGCGTTCGCAGAGCTACTAGGACTGGCCGTAAGTGAATCCGGGCGCCACACCGATCGACCCATTCGAGGTCGAGTTGTTGTTGGCATTGCCGTTCGCGTTGGCATTGCACGCGTTGACGGCGTTACCAGCCGCCACGGAGCGAGACCAAACGGTGGACGAACATGCGACGCGCAACCTGCGGCCATTATACCCGCACCTCGTCCCGCATCAAGATCAGGTCGCGGAGGCGCTGCGCTTCGGCCTCTGCGGCTTCCAGGCGGCTCTCCTCGCTCTCCTTGCCGACTATCTTCACGCCGTTCTTCGCTCCTTGAAGGATGGCGATCTCCTCGTCCAGGTCATCGAGAAGGGCGTGCAGTTCCTTGAGGTCGATGCCGCCGCCTCTCCTCGCGTCCCTCTTCTCCGGGTTCTCCTCGCCCGCATCGGGGCGCTCCTTCCTCGGTCCTTCGCGCACCTCGATCAGGCAGGCTATGAGGTCGTACAGCGTATTCGCATCGGCGATGGCCATGGCCAGGCTCTTCTTGCGCTCGATCACGCCCCAGGAGGTGTTCGGGTATGACGCATCAGCGCGCTCGATGTTAGCAACCATGGACCTAGCCGTCTCGCACATGGGCACGCCGAAGGTGAAGCGGTAGGACTTTGGCACCACGCTCTCCTTGTGTGCGAGCCTCGCGGTTTCCGTCTGTATGTCCAGCGCCTTTATGAAGAACTGCTTTGTTGACAGGTTGCGCTTCCTTAGCAGGACGGTCATGGGTACCTCCGGAAAACGAAAATTGCAGCGACCGCTTCGCGGTATAAAGATCAGGAGCCGCGCAAGGCGGCTCCTGTAAAGTATAAAGTACGGCTGATTCTCAGCCTATGAGGAAGCCGGGCGCCACACCGATCGACCCAGTCGAGGTCGGGTAGCTGCTGGCAATGCCGCCCGCGTAGGCAGTGCACGCGTGGACGGCGGTACCAGCCGCCACGGAGCGAGACCAAACGGCGGACCTCTCCCCGTCGGGCGTTCGGAATATGCGGTCGCTCGGGTCGCGGAACACTGACAGCTGCGAGCTCACCGCGTCGCCGTATGGGTCGCCCCATTGGTTGCGCCCGAAAAGCTCGGGTTCGCTCGGGAGCCACAGCCTCCCGATGGGCTTCCATGCCCAGCCGTTCGATGCGGTGAGCTTAGCGGAGGCGCTGTATCTCTGCTCGGTGAGCGCGATGCGCTCCTTCATGACGGCGCGCACCTCGGCGGGGAACTTCGGCAGCAGCGTGTTGTTCAGATAGTCGAAGACGTTGCTGGCGAGGTAGGGGAACGGCTGGGCGGCCGTGCCGTTGTTGTCGTTGGCGTTGTTCCACTTAACGCGCTCGGGGAACGCTGTGCGCGTGCACATGGTGATGCTAGGCCCCTGCTCGGGGTCGCAGCACCCTCGGTCCAGGTCGAAGCCTGCGATCATGTAGGGGTAGGGGTTCGACTCCACTTGGACGGTGATGAAGTCGCGCTCGCGCAGCCCGGCATAGGCGCGCTTTCCCACGGCCGCATCGCGGGCAAGGTCAACGCGGTCGGCGAGGTATTCCCAGGCTTCCGCGTAGCCGTTGGCGATCTCCGCCGCGAACAGCACCTCGATGTCGCGCCCCTCGAATGTGTTGTTCGCCTGCTGGGTGTTCAGCAGGATGGGGCCGCCCCGGAAGTCCTCATCGACTTCCTCAAGGGTTGTGATCTTCTGCTCTTGCGCTGCGATGAGCGTGCGGCCTCCGGCATCGACGATCTCGCGCTTCTCGCGTACACCTTCGTCATTGATGAATGATAGGCTCGATACTTGCGCCATGTTACTGCTCTCCAATCTCTAGGGTCTCGGTTTCGTCGTTCATGCGGGCGCTCTTGAAGAGCGCGGTCTCTTCGTCCTCGTAGGTGGCCATGTCGAAGGAAGCGAAGAGCACATCGGCGACCGCCCACACGTCGCCGCTCTCTCGGGTTGTCCTGTGGGCGATTTGCTCAAGGGCTGACAGCACCGCGTCCATATCGAAGCCCTGGGAGTGGATTGCGTCGATGATGGCCTGGGCCTCGCGGCTGATTACCAGCGCATCGGCCACAGCCGCATCTAGTTCGCGCACGGCGTTCAGTACCCGCTGCAGCACGTCATCGGTCACCTCTGGCAGGAGGGTGTCGTACACGTCGCCGCTCTCGTTGATGAGGAAGGGGCGCTCCATCTTCTGGGTGATGAGGCGCTGGTCCATCCCCAGATAGCCGATGATGGTGACGAACAGCCGCCCGTTGGTGAGCAGCACGTTGGCGGGAATCTCGCACTGGCCGGAAGTGATGGGGATGGGGTTGCTGCGCTCGCCGTCGGCGGCGTTCACGAAGATGGCCACCACGTCGGTCATGTAGTCCCACTCGCTGTCCCAAGCCACGCGCAGCACGTCGCCGCGCACGCAGTTCTGCACCCATCGGTCGTTGCGGGGGTAGGTTATCTTGCGGTCCACGATCCGCACGTCGTGGACTCTCGCGTTCCTTGGCATGCCGCTCCTTTCGTTACAGGCCGAGCAGCTTCTCAAGCTCTGCCACCTTCGATGCTAGGGCGGCTGTCGCCTGGGATGACTGCCTCGCGGTCGAATCTCCCAGGTCGATGCTTGAGGCATGCGGCTCGTTGATGTTGATGGTCTGCTTGATGATCTCCAGGCTCTCGTCAAGTCCCACGAGGGGGTTGCGGCACCTGTACCAGTCCAGCAGCGCGAACTCGTCGGGGGCCAGGTCTATGAGCGATAGGTCGTAGGCGCTCACGGCGGCCGAGTGTGGGAAGCGGTTGTTCGCGGTGAGCCACGAGCGCGCCGCGCTGAGGAGGTTGGCGGGCTGCGTCACATCGTCCCAGGTGTGGGTGCCCTCGATGATGCCGTACTCGGCCATAGCCTCCTCATCGTCAACATACTCGCGCCCGGAGTTCGCGGGAGCCACGGTGATGCGGTCCTCGCTGCCCTCCTTCTTCGCTCCGAGTGGCCGCAGGCGCGTGATGATCTTGGTGGGGTCCTCGTCCATGGTCACGCTCGCCATGTTGCGCGCCACCTCGATGGGCGCGTCGCGCTCGGTTCCGAGCCTCTGGCTGTAGTCGAGGTACAGGAGGCCGTCCCCCTCGTTCCTGCGAACCCTCATCTCGCCGCCGAACACATCCACCAGCTTTTTGGCGAGGGTGTCGCGGGTGCTCTCGCGCTGCAGCCCCTTGTACACGCCGCCGGTGGTCTCGTAGGTCACGAGGTCAACCCGTCCGCGATAGATGCGCTTGTGCGGCTCCACGCGCTCGTTGTGCCGAGCGAGCACGTAGTCGATGAACTCTTGCAGGCCGCTGCGCCCGCCGCCGCCAGACCACTGGCGCTCCGCCAGGTAGGGCTGGGTCGAATCGCACAGGTATGCCTCGACGCCCTCGCACTGCACCGATTTGAAGACGGCGCCGCTCGCGTCCATGGAGGAGGGCGCTTTGACGATCCTGCCGTCGAAGTCGAGCCGCCCGGTCTTGCCGTTGCGCACCTGGATGGTGGTCTTCATCCTGTGCAGCAGATCGTAGCCGGGGTTGTCCGGGTAGATGGTGAAGGTGAGGCAGTCGATGGCGTTGCGCTCTTTGGAGACTTGGGCGCCAGCGATGCGCTCGTAGCGGTCGTGGATGTTGACGGCCTCGCCATCGTTGAAGATGGTCACGGTGTAGAGCATCACATGCGCTCCTCGAACCATGTGATGACGGCACCGCCGCCGTCCACCTCGATCTCCACCATTCCGCTCTCAAGGCGCAGGCTCGTGACCTGCTTGGTCCTCACGGTCACGCTCTCGCCGCCCATGGTGATCTTCGCCCAGTCGCGCAGAGGCTCTGCCGTGATTCGCACGGGCCGGCCCTCGTTTATGACGTAGTTGGTGCCGACCTCAAGGGCGGCGGTGCTCTCGTCATCGGCGACCATGAAGGGGTAGAGGTCGAAGTCGGCCTTCACCTTGGCTGTCACTCCGCTGTGCGCGTGCTCCCAGGAAGTGCCCGAGCAGCTGCCGTGGTTGTGGAACTCCTCGAACATGCTGTCGCGTATGTCGGCGTTGTAGATGCCGGAGAGCCACGCCACGAACTCGCGCACGCCCTCCATCATGTCATCGACGCCCTTGAAGTCGCGGGCGAAGGTGTAGGTGATCTGCTTCTCGTCGTAGAACGCCTCACCATAGACCCCGGTGTAGTCCAGCGCCCCGTTCGCGTAGGGCACGGTCACCTTGGTCTGCCTCAGCTTCGGGGGCGTTTCCTCGCGGTTGACGAGGCGCCACCCGAAGTCATCGAGGGAATGGTAGCCGTCCACGCTGATGCCGTGGTTCATCATATCGCCAGTCCTCTCCTTGCGTTTGTGTACCTGCTGCCGTTGATCTGGTCCAGGTAGGGCGCAAGCGCCTCGCCCACGTTCCTGCCGTCGATGTTGAGCACCGTCTTGCCGAACCCTGCCGCCATGAGGGCCGCGACTATCGCCGCAGCGAACTCCTCGGGCGTGGGGAACGCCATGTTCTCGGACACCGCCTCGGCGAACGGGCGCATGTGCTTGCCGTCGCGGGGCACCACGAACTCGGTGCCGGCCTCGCCCACGCCGATGACGCTGGGGCCGTTGAACACGCCGCCCGTCGCGTACCATTCGATGCCGAGGGACGGGATGGAGCCTTTGAGCAGGTCTCCGATCTGCCAGCCCGGCGGGTTGATCGAGAAGTGCGGCAGGTTGATGTGCGGCAGCTGTATGTTGAAGTTCGAGAAGAACCCCTTGATGGCCTCCACGATGTTGGAGACCGTGTTCTTCGCCGTCTCGATGGGGTTGGTGATCGCGTCCTTCACGCTGTTGAAGATGCCCATGACCGTGCCCACCAGGTTGTTGAAGGTGCTGGTGATGTTGTTCCAGATGCCCTGGGCAGCCCCCACCACCGTGGAGGTGATCGCGTTCCAGATGCTGCTGGCCACGCTGAACACGCCGTTCCAGATGCTCGCCCAGATGTTGTAGATGCCGGTCAGCACCGCGCTGATGATCGAGGTGAGCGCGTTGAACACGTTGGCACCTGCCTGCAGGATGCCGTTGACGATGCTCTCGAACACCTGCTTGATGCCGTTCCAAACCGCATCCCAGTCGCCGCTGATGATGCCGGTCACCACCTGGATGATGCCCTGGATGACGCCCATGACCGTGCTCACCGTGTTGCTGATAGCGTTCCACACGGCGGTGGCCACGGCTGAGATGACACCCCAGCAGCTGCTCCAGATCGTCTGCACCACGGGCATGACGGCCTCGATGATGGTTTGAAGCACGAGCATGCCGGCCTGCACGATGGGGGCGATCTGCTCCCACGCGCTCATGACTGCGCCGACGATGGCGTCCCAGAGCGCCGAGAAGATGCCCTGGAACTCTTGGAAGTTGGACACCAGCGGCGTGATGACGTTGGTCATCATCCAGTCGGCGAGGGGCTGCACCGCAGCCTTCACGGCCTCCCACACGCCGATCCAGAAGTTGCGGAACTCCTCGGAAGTGTTCCACAGGTACACGAAGGCAGCCACGAGCGCGCCGATGAGCGTGATGACGATGCCGATGGGGTTGAGGCGCATGGTTCCGTTGAGCAGCGCGGTCGCCTTGTCCACCACGCCGGTCACCACGGCGCGCGCTTTCTCCGCCGCAGTGACAGCGAGCGAGTAGGTCTTGTACGCGAGAAGCGCACCGCCCACAGCGGCGAGCACCGGCACCATGTCCTGCAGCGTGCTGATCGCCTGCTGGATGGGCGAGGCCGTCTCTCCCACCACGTTGCCGAACTCATCGAACTGCTGGGTGCCCGTGGTGAGCCAGGCCATGAAGCCCTCGATGCCAGGCACCACCGTACCGGTGATGAACTGCACGGCAGAGCGCAACGGCTCCTGGAGGTAGTCGTAGATCTTGAGGCTCAGTTCCTCAAGCGCCGAACCCATGGCGGCAATATCGCCCCCGAGGTTGTCGGTCATGGTCTTGGCGGTTTCCTCGGCGGTGCCCGCGCATCCGTACAGCTCCTCGCGGAACCCGCTCATCTCGTCGGCTCCGGCGTTGAGCATGAGGTTCAGGCCCTTGATGCTGTCGGCGGTGAAAGTGCTCTGGAGGGCTGCGGCCTTCTCGGCCTCTCCCATACCGTTGGTGGCAGCTTGCACGTCGCGCAGTATGTCGGTGAAGTCGCGGTAGTTGCCCTCGGCATCCATGACGGAGATGGACTGGTCTCCGATGGCGATTGCCCCGTCCTCCATCTTCTCAGTCATATCGCGCAGCACCGCATTGAGGGCGGTGCCGGCCTCGGAGCCTTTGAGGCCCTGGTTGGCCATCATGGCGATGGCGGCGGAGGTGGTCTCCACGTCCATCCCTGCGGCGTTCGCGTTGGCTGCGCAGTTCTTGAAAGCCATGCCAAGGCCCTCGACGGTGGTGTTGGCGTTCGCCTGCGCGTAGGCCAGCACGTCAACCATGCGGGCGGTCTCGGATGCCTCCATGTTGAAGGCGCTGAGGTAGTCGGTTACGAGGTCGGAGGCGGCGGCGAGTTCCATCTCGCCTGCCTGCGCCAGCGTGAGCACGCTGCCAACGCCGTCGAGCATCTGCTGGGTGTCCCACCCGGCGAGGGCCATGTAGCCGAGCGCGTCGGCGGCCTGCGATGCGCTGAACGTGGTGGTCGCACCGAGTTCCCTGGCCTTCGCCTCAAGCGTTGCGAGGTCTTCTCCTGTTGCCCCCGAGAGCGCGCTCACCTTGCTCATGGAGCTCTCGAAGGTCTTGCCGATCTCCACCACCTGGCCGCAGAAGTCCTTGACGGCTCCGGCGGCCACGGCGATGCCTGCGGTCGCCAGGTTGGCGAGGATGCCCTTGAGCACGGTGAAGCCGTCGCCCGACTTCTTGGCGGCTCCCTCGCCTGCCTCTACGCCCTTCCAATCAAGCGAGCCGTCCGCCTTCTTGATCTCCTCAAGGCTGACCTTGATCTTCTTGGCGCCCGTTACGACCTTCTGCTCGTTCAGCTTCGCGTCGATGGTTACGCTGTTGCCCGCCATGCTCTCACGCCCCCTTCTGGGCTGCGCGCTTCATGGCCGCGAACATGCTAGCGGCCTGATCGTTGGCGCTGAGCTCCACGTCCTCGGAGGCGGTGCCGAGCGCGAAGTGCTTGCGGCGCGCCTCGAAGGCGTCGCAGAAGTCTGCGTTGGTCTTTGTTCGCTTCGGGGGCTTTGCGGTGCGGTAGTAGATGGCCTGCTGGAACGGGGTCTCGGTGTCGGCTTCGAGCAGCATGCCGAGCAGCGAGCACATGTCCGCATAGGACAGCTGCCGCGATGCCTCGTCCCAGTCGATGCCGAAGCATTGGAGGAGCGAGGCGCGTATTCTCCCCGCATCCTCCTCGAAGTCGAAGACGGCGGCCTCCTGCTCCGAGGCATGGCGGCCGTCTGCTGAAATGTCGAGGCCGAAGGCCTCCCAGGCGATGTGTATGAGAAGTTCCCCAAGCTGGCCGCCCTCCATTGCGACGGTTTCGGCTGGGTCGGGGAACAGCATGCGGACGAGGAGCTGCGCCTTATCGTCGGGCTGCAACTCCTCATCGTGGAATAGTTCGATTACAAGGATGGCGTTGCGTGCGGAATCGTATACGTCAACCTGCAGGCCGTTCCAGTCGTAGGTGCTGACTAGTCGGCCGTTTTTGTGCTTAGTCTTCCGGGTCAGGCTCGGGCTGCGCATCATCGACCTCCGCGAGGTAGTGCGCAGCCTTCTCGTTCAGGGAGTCCTCTTTCCGCTCCTTCACGGTGTCGAAGATGGCACCGAAGACCTTGACCATGACGATGTTGCAGTCGGCCTTGCTTACAGGGCCGCCAACGCCGCAGGCCGCGACGATCTCGTCGTAGCCCTCTTCGCCGATGCCGGCCTTCACGGCCACCTCAAGCACTTCCGCAAGCTGGGCGTTCAGCTTGCGCAGCTTCTTGGCGTCCCCGGCCTTCTCTGCCTCGTCGTGCAGCTTTTGGAGCGCGCCCATCTTGTTCGCCGCCTTGTTGCAAGCCTCGCCAATGTCCAGCAGGCCGTCCACCGTGACGTTGATGCGGGCGTTCACCTGCTGGTCGCCGATCTCGATGCTGAGCGGTTCGTATGGTGCCTTGATCTTGAGTTCCATGAGGTTCCCTCGCTTTCCTTTCGCGCAGTAAAAGGAAAAGGCCGGGGAGGCTGCGCTTCCTCCCCGGCCTCGTGACCGATATTCCTACGGGTGTCGCTTCTAGGCCGTGCCCTCGGTCACCTCCACGGCCACGGTGGCGCGGATGGAGGGCTTGGACGCGCAGCGCACGCCCAGGCGGGTCTTGCCGACCTTGAGGCCGGTGACGATGCCGTCTGCTGTCACGCGGGCGATGTCGGTGTCCTCGATTGCGTAGAGACACCAGTCGCTCGCGGTGGCGGGCTGCACTGCGGGGGTGACGGTCGCGGTCTTGCCCACGGCCACGGTCACATCCTCCACGGTGATCTCTGCGGGCAGGTGGTGGCCCTTGGCCGCCTGCACCAGCTTCGGCGTGTCGTTGCGCGCCATGGAGAAGCTGATGGCCTGCTTATCTGATGCGGCTCCGTTCGGCCCCGTGATGCTGATGTCCTTGAGCGTCACATCTTCCTCGATGATCTCGCCCGTGGGGGACACGATGCGGTACTGGGTCTTGCGCTCGTCGCCGAAGCTCTCCTCAAGGCTCGCCACGTATTCCTGCAGCGGGTCGCCGATGAGGCGCTTGCCAGTGACGCTCGTGGTCTTGGTCACGCCCGTCACGGTGGTGACGGTGTTGCCGCCCGTGGAGTAGTCCTCGGTCTCGTCGGTCTTCTCTGAGCGGTCGGGGGAAATGTCCTCGATGCCCGGACCCATGTAGGCCCAGGTCGGCTCGCTCTCCTCCGGGGTGGTGTTCAGCAGGTTCGCGTACTGGTAGTTCAGCGCGAACCCGATATCGACGGTCTTGGCCATCAGAAAAAGTCCTTTCTCGTGTCGATGTACACGTCGAAGGCCCAGACGTAGCGGCCAGATTCGTCCCATGGGAGAGGCTGCGGGTCTGTGGTCTCAACGCTGTCCAGGTCATAGCTTCCATTCTCGGAATCGAGGGGGCTGCTCTTGAGCACCGCCTCGGCTTCCTGCGCGGTGGCCATGGCGTTGAACTCGCTCAGCCGCTTCACGATGACGGTGACGCGCATGGGCGAGGTGGTGGTGCCGTCGTAGTAGACGGTCTTGCGGTCGGGGATGCCGAAGGCGAGCGTCACCGATTCGGGGTAGCGCCTGCCGTCCGGCATGGTGGTGAAAACGTCGGCAATGCCCGCCTCTTCGAGGCGCTTGCGCATCACGTCCAGCAGGTCCATGGCCGCCATCATTCACCTCCGTACAGGGACTCGGCGTATTCGATGAGCGCGGGCATGTCGTTTTTGGCGCACGCCTCGTCCCAGTGGTCGCACGTCCCCGGCGTGGTGTGCGCCATGGGAACGCTGTACTGCCTGGCCGCGTAGGGCGTAGCCCAGATGAGCAGCCCGTCGGCGTAGCGGCTGTTCAGCTGCTCCGATGCCCTGAGCGTGTTCTCGTCGCGGGGCACGTACTTCCGCATCACGAAGGCCACGCGCATGGCGTACTCCTCCTGGCGCTTGCGTTGCGCGGCAGGGCTTAGGAGGGCATCCAGCTGGGGGGTGTTGATGATGACGGTCACTTGAGCACCACCTCCCAGTGGTGGACGCGCCCGCTGCCGTCCCTGATCGCCTCGCAGTCGTGCACCGTCGCCTCGGAAACCTCGCCGTCAACGCTCACGAGGGACCCCGCCGGGATGGCGAAGCCCCCACGGCTCGCCCTCGGGTCGATGAACAGCGTGCCCTTCACGGGAGCCTGCAGCTGGTAGTCCGTCCGCCTGATCGAGGCCGAAGCCTCGAAGCGCACGCGCTCGATGGTCACCGGCTCCTCGAACTCGCCGCCGTAGGGGCTGCCCTCCTTGGGCACCCGCACCACGGCGGTCTGGCGCATGAGCCTGCGCGGCAGCGGCATCACGATGCCACCCCCTGGTAGAGCAGCGACGAGCCTGCGAGCTCTCGTGCTATGGCGCGCCTCATGTCCGCCTGGTAGAGGGATGCCGAGCCGTTGCCGCCCATGGTGGCCGAGAACTTGCCGAGCGTGACAGAAGCCACGGCCTCGCCGATGCCTCCCGATGCCCCGTAGGCATCGTCCACGTCAACGGCGGCGCAAACCGCCCGGATATAGGCGTCCTCGTCATCCTCGTCCTGCGGCACGTTTCGCCCGATCACGTCGCTGACCGCAGACACCGCCGCCCGGAGGGATGCCGTGAAGGCATCCTCCCCGAGCGTTCCGCCCTGGCTCGTATAGAGTGCGTATGTGACGGAAGGGAGCGGCATGCGCTAGTTCTCCCCCTCTCCGGCCTTGGCTTCGGGAGCCTTGGCCTCTGCGGCCTTATCGTCGGTCGCAGTCTCGTCCTTGGAGGCTGCTGCCTCTTTGGGCTTCTCGGTGCCCTTGGCCTCTGCGGCCTTGGCTTCGGGAGCCTTGGCCGCAGGCTTCTTGGCCTTGGGCTTGGAGGCGGTTGCCTCCTTCTTCTCGACGGTCTTGCCGTCGATCAAAAGTCCAACGGTGCGCATGGTTTTCCTCCTTACTGGTGGCTCAGGTAGATGCCTGCGCGCTTGTTCTCGTAGCCATCGACCACGCCGTACTTGCGGTATTTCACGATGCTCGCGTCGGCGTCGGGGTTCATGTCCGGCCCGATGACGGTGGGGCCTGCAACATGGCGGTCGAACTTGATGAGCGCGGGCTTGTGGACGATCAGGAAGTTGATGGGCTTGGAGAGCTCGGAGGGCTTCCAGCCACCGGCGATCTCGTCGCCGTCGCGTCCGCTGAGCAGGTCGATGGTGGTGTTGAAGCGGCCACGTGGCACCTTGACGATGCCAGCGAAGCCGTCAAGCGCCTCGCGGGACTTGGTGGTGTCCAGCGCCTTCACGGACTTGAGGAGCGTGGAGGTGGTGAACAGGTAACGCTGCTCCTCGGGCACTTCGTCCTCGTCCATTTCCGTGGTGGCGGTGAGGATTGCCTCAAGGAACTGCGCGCCGCCCTCGATGGTGTCGGTGTTGTTGGTGATGCCGGTGAGCGCCGCGATCTTGGCGAAGGTGAAGGCGTCGCCCTCGGGTGCCACGTGCTCGCGCATCAGGATGTTCGCGGCCTGGCCGAAGGCTAGGTCGAAGGACTCCTGGTTGTCCATTTCGTCCACCATGATCTTGGTGCCACGGTCGTAGTCGGCCGTCACGGTCTTCCAGACCAGGTTCACGCCGCTGTTCGCGGTGTAGCCGCTCGCTCGGTCGTAGTCGCCGAGGCCGCCCACTTCCATCTGCGGGTAGCAGAACTCGTGGACGTTCTGGGTGGGCTTCAACTGGGACGGCGGGCTGGTGAGGACGGAGGTGACCGACGCTTGGCGGTACACCTCGTCCAGGATGGCCTGGATGCCCTTGGGCAGGGTGATGTTGTTGGGCATTGCTTACTCCTTTTCGGTGTCAATCCCCATTAGCTCGCGCATCTTCTTGGTGCGCTCGTCTTCGGGGTCGGGGGTGCCCTTCGGGTTGCCCCCTGTGCTCTTGGACTTGTCGGAAGAGGCGAACAGGTAGGGCGCAGCCTCTTTCAGCTTGGCCACGTCGCCGTCGAACTCCTTGAGGCGAGCGGATGCCGCAACGGTGTCGATGCAGCCGGACGCCTTGAGCGATGCCTCGGTCTTGGCGGCCTCTTGCTCTGCCTTCCACTGCGCGAACTCTGCCTCCAGCTTCTTGTAGCCCTCGGCCTCCGCTTTCGCGGCGTCGCGCTCTGCCTCCAACTTCGCCACTTCGCGCTGGTGCTTGTGCACGCTCATGGTGGTGCCGGGGGCGGCGGGCTGCGCTGCTGGTTCCGCCGCAGGTGTCGGGTCTTGCGCCGGTGCGGCGGGCTGCGCTGCTGGCGTAGGCTCTGTCGCAGGTTCCTGAGCCGTTGCAGGCTCGGGCGTCGTGGTGGGCGTGGGTTCTGTGTCTGCCATACTTCCAACCTTTCTCCGGGGTTTGGTTTCCGCGCTTCTCTGCGCGCTTCGGTACCTGTTTGCCGCACAGGCGGGCGATATGAGGCCGTTGCCGCCGCCTCTCGCGTTGTTGGAAGTTTCCCGAAGGTGTCGCTCGGGCATGAAAAAGCCCCGCGCTCGGCGGGGCTTGGCGTGTCGCTATATGTCCACGTTGTCGGGGAGGCCGGAATCGAATGGCTGGCCGGTGTCAAGGCACCGCCTGATAGCCGTCACAACCTCCTCGTCGGTTGCGCTCATCATTTCCATGCGCGGGAATATATCGCCGAAGGTTTCGCGGTATTTCTCCATGAGCGTGCGCAGTTCGTCCATCAGATCGTTCCTTTCTCGATAGCGTCAATTATATCCTCGAACACCTGAGCCGACTTGGGGAGGTATTGCTTGAGCACCGCAAGGCTGTCCGGGTTGCTGATGTGCGCGCTGTAGAACTCCGCGAACGCCTCCTTTGCGAGCGCCATGTTCTGACTGTCCCAGTAGGATGCTCTGTGCCCCCATCCTCCGTTGACCTTGTTGCCGGTAGCTCCTCCGAAAATGTCGGATAGGTCTGCCTTCTGGGCGTCGGTCAGTGCATCTATTTCCCTACTTACCTCAGCATAGGCTCGCCTCTTCGCTATAGCAGCCTTGTACTGCGGGTCTTTTTTGACCGCTGCGGCTATCTCCTTCTTGTAGCCCTTCACCCGCTTCACGTCCCCGGCGGTGTACCCATATTCTGCGGCATCGAAGTCGGGCGAGGTCACGCGCCTGTACTCTATCGCCTTCATCTGGACAAGGTTGTAGGTTGAAACCGAAAGCATGCCGTCGTTGCACAGCCCATCCAGATCGAGGGCGTCGAGCCTTGCGGAGGCTCGCGCCTTGATGCGGGCGTGGGTCGCATCCACATAGGCGGTGGCCTCGGCCTTGAGCGTCTTGCCGAACAGGTTGCCCTTGTACCTGATGGATGCGTAGCAGTCTGCCATCGTCATGCCGTTGGAACGCTTCACGCGGAACGGCTCCGCCCCCGTTGCGATGTAGTCGATATGGTGGCCGAACTCATGGAACCACGTGACCATGGAGCCGCGCTGGTCGCGGTATACATGCCCAACATCAAGAAGCACCCCAACGTAGTCGCGGTCGAAGTGGGCGGTTCCCCGGTAGGTGTGATCCACCAGGTTCAGGTCGCCCTCATAGTGCAGATACAGGCGCGCCGGGGCGTTGTCGCCCTTGCCGACCAGCTGCGCGATCTTGTCCACGTGCTTGGCTTCCAGTTTCGAGTACACGGGGGCGGACCTGTCCACCGCCGTCTTCGCCGCGTGCTTCGCCCCCGCTACCTTCGCCGGGTTGCGCAGAGTGCTCACGATGCCACGGAAGATGCCCTGCTGGTCCTTTGCCGATAGCGCCGAGAAGTCCGCAGCCGTGCCGCCCCGCCTGGCCATTTCCCTCGCCATGGCCGCACGTGCCGCGCTCTTGCTGATGCCGTTGGCCTTGAGTGCGGAGGTTGCGCCAGCACCGCCCAGGAAGTCATCCAGCTTTCTGCCCGATGCGCCGATCGGCTTGCCCTTGGGCATATCGCCCGCCCACTCTCGGTTCGGCCTTCGCGTGAGCACAGTGGTGCCCGGCTTCGCCTTGGCGTTGGCGTTGTTGATGAGGTCGCGCATTGCCCCCTGGCGCTCTTTCAGGGTGCTCTGTGCCTTGAGCAGCGCGCTCTTTCGGCTGAGGTCTTCGGGCTTCGCATCGTATAGCTGCTGGGCGCCGCGCACCTCGCGCTTCGCCTCGCGTATGCGCCTCTCAAGGTACCGCTGCTCCTGTTCCAGTTGGTAAACCTCGGAGCCTTCCAGCCCGCTGGGGTGTTCGGGGTTCTGCTCGTAGGCTCTGGGTGCGCCGTGTCGGTACGGTCCGAAGCTGTGGCGGCAGTTGGCGCCGAGAAGCCCATCGACCTGCCCGTAGCGCGTCGCCTCGTAGAAGTCACGGTAGCGGTGCCCCTCGATCTCCACCTCACCGCGCAGGCTGTACACCTGCCCCTGCCATGCGGCATGGCTCGGGCGGCTGTCCTCGTGGCTCGAAACCTCCACCAGGTCGATGCCGCCGCGCTCGATGCGCTCCAATGTCATGCGCGCTCCGTCCTGGGCTATCTGGGTGCGGATGTGCCTGCGCACGGCCACGTCCACCTTGTTGGCCACCGTGACCGTGCCCGTCGCGCTGTTCTGGTAGGTGATGATGGGGATGCCCTCGCGTTCCAGCTTCCTCACGGCGGAATGCAGTGCGCGCTCTGTGGTCATCGTCCCGGAGTTCACGCGGGTGACAGCCTCAACCGATGCGGAGAGGAACGCCTGCTTCGCGCCCTCCACCATCTGCAAGTTGTCGCGGGCTAGTATTCTGGCCACACCCTCCACGGTGGCGGTCACCTGCTGAGGCCAGAGCGGCGCGCCTCCGCCTGCCCGCTTCATGTCATCCTCGTCCGATGCCCTGATGAGCCGCTCGGCCGTGTCGCGCACCTCTGCCGTTATGAGTTCGGCCTCGTCGGTGATGATGCCGCGCAGCGTCTCGGTGTGCGATTGTGCGAGGAGGTTGAGCTCTGTGGTGGTCTGCTGGTCGAGTTTGTCGATATAGATGAGCGAGGTGACCAGGTGGCTGAGCATCCTGGCCTCTATGTCGTTGTAGACGGCGGCAACCGCGTCGCCAGCCGCCTCGATGTGCTCGGGGGAGAGCATGCTAGAAGCCCATATCCACGGCCGCAGACTGATCGGGCACGGCAGCCAGCGCCTCCTCCTCGGTGAAGCCGCAGTAGTCGGTCAGGTACTTGCGCTTGAGGGCGGGGATGCCGAGCATGCTGATCTCGGTGAGCGCCATGTTCTTGTCGGTTTGGGCGTCGGTGATGATCGAATCATCGAAGTCAACGGAGAGGTCGGCGGTCGGGTTCACCTTGGTGCCGCAGAGGTTACGGCATACCCCGGCCACGCCGCGCACCAGCTGGGTGATCGAGGCGGTGAGGGCGTTCTGGTGCTTCTTGAGCGTCCTGGCGAGCATCGAGGAATCGCTCACCACCTCGGTGGCGGTTTTCAGCCCGTCCTTGTGGTCCCATGCCCAGTAGTTGTCGCCCAGTCCGCAGGTGAGCGAGAGCATCTTGAGGCCGGCGTTGATGGCCTGCTCGTTGTCGGCGATGCGCATATCGGGCTGCACCACCTTCATGGGGTCGGTTCCCTCTTCGCCGGGAGGTGTGCGGAAGGTTATATCGTCGGCCTCGCCGAATGCGGCGTACTCCGTCACGTTCTTGCCGTTGGCGTCCTTTTTGGTCTTCTTTTCGATCATGGTGTCGGCCACGAACATCTTGGGGCGCGCCACCCGCAGGTGCACCAGCAGCGAGGTCAGGGCCTCATCGGTCGCCTTGATGGCGCTGATGCCCTTCTCGAAGACGCTGGTGCCCATTGCGCAGTAGCTGAAATGCGGGTTCGGAACGGCCGGCTTCACGAGCGCGAAGGTCTCGAAGGGGCTTTTCGTGTCCAGGTCTGCGGTCACGCCCTCGGGGAAGACCATGCGGTGGCTCTTCACATCGAACAGCTGGGTGAGGATGTGGTAGGTTCCGCCGAGGAGGATGTGCGCCTGGCACTGGTCGTAGTCGCGCCCGTCCAGTTCCACCCTCGTCACGAACGCGCACTGGGTGCACGTGTCCGCCGACCATGTGAGGGGGAGCACCTGGTGGGCATCGTAGTCCTCGATCTTCACGCGGGCATCGGGGTGCAGCATCCCATCGTCGGCAACATCGTCCACGCCGATGGCCCAGCCGCCGGTTCCGAGGGCGAAGGCGCGGGTGGTGAAGTCCGCCTGATTCACGCCGAAGCCGTCGAAGTGGGCATCCAGAACCTCTTGCAGCCCCTTATCTTCTGCGGTGATCTCCAGCTTCTCGTTCATGAGCAGGTCGCTCCACGCCTCCGCTGCCAGTGCTGCCGGGTGCAGCGTCTCGCGGTCGTTTTTGAACAGCTTGAACCCTCGCCGTGCGCGGTAGTGGTACCACTCGTTGTCGGCGGTGTACCAGCCCCAGTATTCGCCGATGGTCGCGGCCATGCGGGTGTCCGGGTTGTACCCGAGCATCTTGAGCCATTCGATAGCGAAGGCGTAGGTTCCTCGATCTTCTGCCATTAAAGCCCCTGCCTTATCCATACGGACGCGGCGTAGCCAACCGCGTCAATCGTGTCATCGTCTACCTTGGGCAGTGTCTCTGTAATGTCGCCCGCAGGGGTTATGACGTACTCAAGGGCTGGGAACTGCTCGGCTGCCATGGGGCAGGTCTCGGGGTCGATCACGATGCTGTTGCAGCGGTTGAGCCACCTTATGCGCTCGGCCGGCGAGTTGACCCCCTGCTTGTACGCCTTGCGGGCGTGAAGCCCCTGCTGCTGGTAGTACAGGATCATGCCCTTGGCCGCGCTGTCGCACCACAGGTCGGCATCCACCTCATCGAACTCCTCAAGCCTCTCGGCGAGCAGCGGCGCGGTTTTCGTGTCGTGGGCGTCATGCCCGGTCGCGGTGTCCTCGTTCAGCAGCCACAGGGTGCCCTCGTCCACATCGTAGGCTACGCGCATATGAACCCACGGGTGCACGCTTCCGGCATCAACGCCGTGGCTGATGTTCGCAAGCGCGTCGCGCTCCTCTTGCGTGATGGGTCGCACGTCGATGATCTCGGGGTCGATCACGTTGGCGCCCGTCCCTATTGCCTCGCCGTCGTACTCGTGGCGGTACGCCTTGGGGTTGCGCTTCTTGAGTGCTTCGGCCACCGCGATGAACGCCTCGCCTAGCCATTCGCGTGGCGCGTCCGTCCAGTGGGAGCGGTGCACGATGCGCCCGTCCTGGGGCTGCTTGCTCTCGCGGTTGACCCATGCGTTGACGGATATGGGCGGGTTGTAGCTGAGGAACGTCCATGTGGGAAGGTCGCCGCCGCCGCGCAGAACCGTCTGCTTCACGTTGCGCACGTAGGCATAGCCGGGGAACTGGGAAGCCTCCTCGAACCACAGGTACGCGATATATCCCTCCTCGGGAGCCAAGCCCTTCAAGGGGGAGTCCTCGGGGTTCACGTTGTCCGCGCCGAAGAAGTAGATCACGTTGCCCGTGGGGCGGTGGACGGCTTGGAGGGGCGACTTGCCCCAGGCGAACTCATCGGCCACGCCCATCCTGCGCGCTGCCTTCTTGATCTCGGCGTAGACGGAGGTGCGCAGCTTGTTGGAGCGGTTGCGCATGCACAGGGCGTTGCGCCCCTTGACCGATGATACGCCGCCCACGATCTCGGTGGCGATGTGGCTGGTCTTGAGCGATGCGCGGCCGCCCTCCTCCCATATCTCCTCGTACTCGTGGCGCACGATGGAGCGGTGCAGGTCGATGAAGGAGCGCCCGAGGAGAAGCCCGAAGTCGTACACGCGCAGAGCGCCGTCTGGGTTCTCGTGCTCGTCTGGCAGCACGTCCAGCAGCTTGGTGCCGGTGTCCACCATTGCCTTCACGGCATCCTTGTCGATAGCGCCCTGTCGCGCCTTCTCCACGGCTATCTTGGCGGAATATGCGTTCAGGGCCGCCATTCGGTCTATTACGGCCGCACGCGACGCGACAGCCTCCTTTGCGGCGGCTTCTTGAAGTTCTGCGAGCCTTGCGGAAACCTTGGGCAGCGCCTCAAGGCGGCACGCCTGCGAATCTACGGCGGAGTCCTTCCACTTGACAGACTTCGGGTAGGCCTCGCGGTAGGCTTGGCGCTGGGACAGGCCGCGAGCGCGCGCCTGGCAGTATTTCTCCTGCGGGGTGGTGAGCACTAGAAGCGTTCCCTATGCTGGGTCACGCGCTTGCACCACGGGCACCACATGGTCTTGATGTGGTTGCGCTTCCTCAAGTGGCCGCGTCTGCGGCGCACGGGCATCATCCCGCCGCAGCGTTCGCACTTCATCTGGCTGAGTGGCATGGGGCACCTCCTTACTTGGGCAGGGATTGTTGCGAATCTGTCGCATAAAGAGAGGAGCCGCCCCTAGGGAAGGACGGCTCCGAGAGGAGTGTGCAGCATGGCCGGGGTGAAGGAATCAGGAAGCCCCCGCTGCTGCGCGTTCATGTTCCGCCTTGTGTCGCTTTCGCTCCTCGGCTCTGCGCCTGCGCGTTTCGGCGTGGTGGGGCGCGTCGTAGCGAAGGTGGCACGGCGCGCACAGCGCCCGCAGGTTCTCGCGTCGGCAGTCCTCGGGGGTGTGGTTGAGGTGGGCGACGGTGAGGGTGCGGCGGTGGGTATCGAACGGCTCTCCGGGTCTTCGGCACTGCTTTCCGCACTCCTCGCACTTCCAGCCGGCCTCCTCCTTCACTTGCGTGGCTATCTGCTCCCAGTCCTTCGGGTAGCGGTGCTTCTCCATGGGCATGGCTCTCACCTCTAGCACGCTGGTGCGAAGATCGGCTGCAGGGCGCTTTCTGCTGCGAGCGCCGCCGCGCCCTTCGCGGGGCTGAGATAGTCGCGCCATGGGCGGGTGGGGATGCCGAGAGCTTCGGCCACCTGCTTCTCGATCTTGGCGCCTTCACTCTCCTCCCATCCGTCCAGCATGGCCACACCATCGAAGAGGCTGTCACCTTTATGGTCGATGGCGAGCATGGCCGTGATGCTTCGGCGCATGCAGAAGCCCCAGTCCTCTCCGAGGTTGGTGTAGGCGTGGGGTATATCGACGGCGTAGCCTTCTGCTTCCAGCCGTGCGGAAGCCTCTTCGAACGCTTCGCGGTTGTCGTTCGGCTTGCCGGTTACGGGGCCGATCAGGTAGAGGCGCTTCATGCCAACCCCTCCAACTCTTTCACGAGGTTCTGGGTCGATTGCTCGGTGAGGTTCATGGCTCCGCCGTCATCGAATACCACGTAGTGGGAGTCGGGATGCAGGCGCACCACTGTGCCGAGGTCTATGAGCCAGGCGGTGGTGCTCTTACTGAGTTGCTGCTCTACTTCCACGAACTTGCGATCCCTCATAGCTGCGCCCCTATCTGGTTGGCCGCCCGCAGGCACTTCGCCGACACTTCGAGAAGTTCCGCCTCGATGGCGGTGAGGTCGCCCCCCCCCGAGCAACCTTGGGCACCTGCCTCGAACGCCCGGCGGGCTATGTCTGTGACTGTGGCCTGCACGGCGGTGTCTCGGTACCCGCGGTTCACCTCGTAGCGTTCCAGGTACTCGTGGGCGCGGTCCTGGTAGCTTTTGTCCTCCCGGTAGCAGAAGGCCTCGTCTATGTCTGCCTGTATGCCGACGGGCAGGGTTATCTCTTGCATGTCTTTCCTCCTAGAAGATCGAGTCCACCGCTTCGATGCGGCGGCCGAGGTAGTTGATTACGGGCACGGCCATGGAGTTGCCGCAGGCCTTGTATCGCGGTGCGTCCGGGGTGCCCCCCAGGTCTGTCCATCCGTCGGGGAAGCCTTGCAGGCGCTCGCACTCCACCGGCATGAGGCGGCGCACAATGTAGTCGTAGGCGACGGTGGGCGGCATCCCGCCGCATTTGAGCGTCCCGGCGAGGTCTTCGTCCACGGCTGCCCTCGCGGTGTCATCTGCCATGCAGACGGCGTGGCGGTCGGCCGTGGTGAGGGTGAACATGGCCCCGTCATCCTCCACGCCCAGGTGATGGCCGCCGTTCTGGGGTTCCCGCCCGATGATGTTGCCCGCTATCGCGTAGCAGACGCTGGGCACCTGGTTGGTTCCAGATTCGCTTGCCCTCAAGGTCGGGGAGACTTCGGGCTGGGCGGCAATGCTCCCAGCCGTTGCGGACTGCCCTGCGCTGAAACCGATGCAGGCCGCTGGGGCATGGCTCTGCGCGCATAGCGGGTGGCACGGGTCGCCCCATTGCGGGTTGCTACCGTTCCTCGGGTCGGTCACCTGGGTAGTGTCGAAGGGCAGGGCTTGGAAGAGCACCTGGTCTTGACTGGTCGCCAGCGTCGCGCTCAGATCGTCCTGGACTAAAGGCCCGGAACCCCCCCCCGTTGCACGGTGAGCCGGTATGGCGGAGCTTGAGCGTATAGCTGCCTCCAGCGCGCCTTTCAGCGTCGGCGGCAAGCTGCGCCCTCTTCTCTCGGCTCGGCGGATTATCCCTTCGCATGCTGTCGGGGTCAAAAAGTACTCCTGCGGCGCATCCTGGCACAGGATGGCCGATAAGAAACACACGGCGGCGTCGCTGGGGTACTCCGAAGAACTGAGCGTCCAGCACTCGCCACGATAGAGCATACCCGCAGTCTTCCAGCTCCCCGAGGAGGGTGCCAAAGGCTCGCCCTCCGTCCTGTGACAGAACTCCGGGGACGTTCTCCCAGATGACCCAGCGGGGCTTAACTTCTCTAACACAGCGGACGAACTCAAGCATGAGCAGACCTCTCTCGTCCATGAGACCAAGTCTTCGCCCTGCGAGGCTGAACGCCTGGCACGGGCTTCCTCCGATGATGACATCGACACTCCCTTCGTATTCGGTCCAGTCAACCCCCGAAACGTCGCCGAGGTTCGGCACGTCGGGGAATCTCTTAGCTAACAGGTCGCAGCAGAACGGCTCGATCTCCGCGAAGGCCACGGGGTTCCACCCGAGGGGTTCCCATGCCACGGATGCGGCCTCTATTCCGCTGAACAGGCTGATGTAGTTCACTCCTCCTCCATCTGTCGGTCTTTCATTGCGTCGTATAGCTGATCGCCGCGCTCCCATTCCTCCCATGCGGGGTCGAATGAGGCGGATGCGTCGAAGGTCTCGCAGTCTTCGCCAACGATGATGACCTCGGAGCCATCGACGTGCTCCCCGATCTCGCTGCACCATCCATAGCCGCACCCGCAGGGGCAGCCATCGAAGCGGGTGCAGTCCTTGCAGTGCGCTCGGAAGGTCGGCTCCTCGGGCGGGTCAATCCAGTCCGCGTCCCTCAGCCCGAAGCTCATAGCTGCCGCCACCCTTCGAGGGCGAGGGCGTCGAGGTAGCTGGTCGGCTCGTCCAGCACGATGACCTCCCAGTGCCCTGCGCAGGCTACGGTGCCATCCGCTACCCAGCGGAAGTGCAGGCGGTTCGCGTGGGCGAGGCCGTGGCAGTAGTTCCGCCCGTCCGCGTCTTGCAGGTTGTTGCCGAAGCCGCAGAGCGTCACCGTGGGCTTCTCGATCTCGCGGCCGGTGCCGTCGAACAGCTTGCCCGCGCCGCGCCTCACGATGTGATGCTGTTCCAGCGGGTGCATGCGGCCGCATACGGCGCAGCGGCTCAGTGTGACGGATGGCTTGCCCATCATTGGCCGATAGATTTCCGGCAGAGTATCGACCCTAGCCATTTAAGCCACCCCCCCGCGGACTTCGCACGGGCCACGCGCTCATTGGCGAGTGCGCAGTATTCCGGCGAGAGCTCGTAGCCTATGAAGTGCCTGCCCGTCTCGATGGCCGCCACGGCGGTGGTGCCGCTGCCCATGAACGGATCCAGGACTATGCAGCCCTCTGGTGCGATCTCCATGAGCGCCTTGATGAGGTCGAGGGGCTTTTGGGTGGAGTGGATGCGGGAATCGCCCGAAGGCGCCGCGAACTTATAGGCGCCGGGCAGGTACTTGGCTCCCGCCACGGGGGTGCGGTCGATGGGTCCCTTCGTCGCCCAGACCGCGTACTCGCACTCGTTTCGGAAGCTGTTGGGCTGCGGGCGCGCCGCTGTCTTGCGCCACGGGATGATTCCCCGGAAGACGAAGCCCGCCGCCTGCACAGCGTCGGCCACGTTGGCAAGCTGCCTCCAGTCGGAGAACACGATGGCGCTGGCGCCGTCCTCCATGGCTCGGTAGCACTCGCCGAGCCATAGCACGGACCACAGCACGAAGCTGCGCTCGTCTCTGCTGTCGCCGTAGAACTCGGGCTTCTTCTCCGCGTCGTTTGTCTGGTACTTCTCCGAGGTCGCCCCAGATCGGTCGCCTCGGAACATCCCGCCGCTCGAATAGGGCGGGTCGGTGAGCAGCATGCCGACCATTCCGTCTGGTATGTCTGAGAGCGCGGGCAGCATGTCCCTGCACTCGATTACGTCAATCTTGGCCACTGGTGAGCCTCCTATCCTCGCCCTCAAGGGCGACTTGCTTGCAAGAGGCGGCGAGGCGCGAGGCTATGGCCACGCCCACCGCCCCCTCGGTGATGTTCTTGGCGATCTCGCTGAGCCGGTAGTTGGACGTGATGATCGTGGGCAGCATGGCCTTGTCGCGTTTGTCAACGATGGCGAACAGGCGCTCGCAGGCGTAGGCCGTGTTGCTCGCCTCCTTGCCCAGATCGTCCAGGATGAGCACCTGGCAGGATGTCGCCCGGTCGAACACCTCGCGCTCCTCGGCCTTGCGCGAGCGCATGGCGTCCATGAGGTCGTAGGTGGACACGGCGAACACCTTGCGGCCGGCCTCGATGAGGCGAAGTCCTGCGGCCATGGCCAGCGTGGTCTTGCCCGTGCCGTTTGGCCCCGTGATGTAGAACCCCTGGCCGTTCGAGGCATCGTCGGCCATCTTCTGCGCCCAGGGGTGGGCGGCCTCGCGGTAGCGTAGCGGTATGCCCGACGCTTCCACGGCCTTCCTGGCAGCCCTCTGCCTTGCCTCGGCTTTCTCGCGTTCCTCGGCTTCCGCCTTCGCCCTGCGGTCCTCCACAGCCTGCGGGCAGTGGCACTCCTCCCAGCCGAAGGACGCGGGGACGCCCCCGATCTCGTAGGGCGTGCCGTCTTCGCGGCGCACGATGCTGGGCTGCCTCATTGCCCCGCAGAACTCGCAGGCGATAGGCTCGGGGTGCCTGCGCTTAGATCTGGTCGTATGCGTCATAGCCGCCCGCCTCCTTCTCCTCGGCCTGCGTTTGGTGCATGTACTGCTCGAAGTGGTCGGGGCTGAACAGCGTGTTCGGGGTCAGCCCCTTGCGGTATTTGGTGCCCGTCCACTCGTCGCGCTTGAAGGCGACCATGGAGCGGACCTGCCCGACCGTGAAGGCCGACGCGGACCGTTCGAGCATGTGGCGGCACTTCTCGGGCATCGTGGTGTAGGTGGTGCCCATCAGATCGTTGAAGGAGGCGAGGCATTGCAACCAGAACGGCGCATCCTCCAAGCTGCCAGGCATGGGGGGACTATAGGGGGGTTCTCCTACTACTACCTCATCCTCAACCTCAGCATCCGGGTAATTCGATGCCTGTGCATATGCGTAGGCATCTGCCTGTGCATATGCTTGAGCATCTTGCTGGGCTTGTGCCTGTGCATCCTGCTGCGCAGGTGCCTGCGCTTTCTGCTTGCCCCATCTTGCCTGCGCCATCTTGCGCCCGCGCTCGCTCGCCTCGTCTCCCATGTCGATGCGCTGCTTGAAGGCGATGAAGGTGGGCAACCACGGAGGGTTGCCCTTCGGTTCCTTCTTCTCGAATCGGTACAGGGCGAGGGCGTAGAGGAACGGGGCGCGCTGCTTCTCTGGCATGGCTTGGCAAGCCGCCCAGAAGTCATCGTGTATAACCATTCCCATGCGCGGCCTCCTAGAAAGCTATGTCGTGGTCGGCGAGGTCTGGCGCTACGTAGTCGGCCTCTTCGACGTACTCGGGTTCCTGGGCTGCCAGCTGCTCGTGGTTGGCGATGTTCATGGCGAGGAAGTCGCGCAGCTTGATGATCTCCTCGGCTGTGTAGTACCTGGTCTGCTTGGGGCTTCCGTCCTGGTTCGTGATGTTGACGGCGAGCCACGAGGTGATGCCCTCCTCGTTGGTGCCCAGCGCGAGGGCTTGGGCTTTCAGGTCGGCCACCTCCGCCCACAGGAACTTGCGCGGGTCCTCCTGCGGCTGCGGTTCGGCTGGCTGATGTGGCGGCTGCGGTGGTCGGTTGAAGTCGATGGCATAGCTGCCGAGGTCTTCAACGTCTTGGGTGAAGAGGTCCGAAACCGCCAGAGTGTTGAGAACGGCGGCCACGAGGGCGCGCTTGCAGGCCATCTTGAGCACCGTGTTGTAGGTGTCTGCGATGTCCGGGTTCTCCTGCTGGGTCGAGTCCATGTACTTGACCCAGCACCACTGGCCGTCCACCTTCTTCATCCCGTAGCCCTGCTTGCGGTACTCCTGTTTGCGCTCGCGTGCATCTTGCGGGATGGGCTGATCTGTGATCTCGAAGTCCGACACGTTGCGATAGCGGTACTTCTTCTCCATGGTGGAGCATAGGCCGACCCCTGAGCCTTGCACCAGACCCGTGCTCTTGGACACAAGGAGGCACTTCACGGTGTACTCGCGGTGGCCGTTCGGCAGGTCTTCGCGGCTGATCTCGTAGGTGTCGGCAAGCCCGAACATCATGGTCAGCTTCTGGGCGCCGGGTTGGAGCAGCGTTGGTTTGTCACCGCATCCGGGAATCTTGCCGTAGTGCATCCCGTCGCTCATGCACGAGGCCATGAGAGCCTTCACCTGATCGGTCTGGCGCTTGATCTGCTCCACGGGAATCATGTCATAGCCGCACGATGTGGCAAGTGTCTCGGCTTCGCGGGTGGCGAGTTCGCTAGTCATGGCCGATCACCCCAGTGCATACGATGGAGGCGCCCGTGATGCCCATACCCTTGAGGGTCTGGGCCACGGAGGTGGCGAACTCCTTGGTGCCCTCGAACTTCATGGACAGCGACCAGCTGAAACGCTCGGGGGCGGCTGAGGCTGGCTGCGGTTCGGGTGCAGGCTCAGGCTCGGGCGCATTTCGCTCCTCGGCTACGAGGCGGGCGGCTTCCTGCGCTGCCTTGAACTCGGCCATCTCGCGGTCGCGCTCTTTCAGCCTGTCCTCCAACTCAAGGGCGCCGATCAGGTCGAGGGTGTCGGCGTAGTGCTTGACCACCTCGTCCTTGTGGGCGAGCTGCTTGGTTTCGAGCGTCTTGTAGCCCTTGAGCGCGCTCTCGACCTTCTCGTACAGTTCGTTGACCGCCTTGGTCTCGGGGGTCGAGCGGTTCAGCCAGCCGTCCTCAAGGATGGCGGCGAAGGGGATAACGTCGGCGATGGCACCGGCGCAGCCCTCGTACTCCTCGGCCAGCGCCTCGCGGCGCATTTCCTTGAAGCGGGCATCGGCCTCGTCAACCTGCGCCTTGAGGTCGGCGCGCGCCTGGTCGATCTTGGAAGTGATGCCCTTGACCTTGCCCTCGAACAGCTTGAGGGGCGCCTCGTACTCGCGCTTCACGCGCTTGCGCTCCGCCTCGATGGGTTCTTTCAGCTTGTTCAGGTCGGCCATGCACTTGCGCGCCTGCTTGACCTGATCGTAGTCGGCGGGGTCGATCTGCGCGCCGATGTAGGGCGCGATCTGCTGGTCAACGTACGCCTCCAGCGCCGCGAGGTTGTCGGAGAACACGGCGGGCGTGTACACCACCTCCAGCACATTGCTCGGCTCGATCACCTCGGCGGTGACCTCGATGGGTTCCTTATTCATCTGTACCCTCCAGGTGGTCCTTGGCTTTCTGGTAGATTTCCTGCTCGTCCTCGCTCGGCTCGTAGCCGTCTGCCTCCATGGCGTCGAGCAGGTCTGCGTAGTTCTGGCATGCCTTGGTTCTGGGTCTGCCCGAGCCGTCGAGGATGCCGCAGCCCGATGCGTCGTTCATGCTCTCGAAGAGCAGCACGATCTCGCTTTGGCCGACGTTCAGGCGGCTGGTCCCCGTGGCTTCGAGGAACGCCTTGACGAGCGGCGCGTGGCGGCTCTCGCTCTCCTTCACGAGGCGCGAGAGGGATGGCAGCAGGCTCTGTGCCTGCAACTGCTCGGCAAGCCAGGCGCGGCGGCTCTCGGTGCCCTCTGCGTAGAGGATGGCCATGGCCTCGGCCTCAGCCTGGGCATCGTTCGCCTCCTCGGTGGGGGCATCCTCAACCTGCTCCTCCTCGGGAGCGGGCTTCAAGATCATGAAGAAGCCGGGGATGTTGTGGCGCATGGCCACGCATCCCTCGGGCAGTTCCTCGGGAATCTGGGAGACCTTGTTCACGTTGGCCACGAGGGCGAGGCCGGCCGCATCGTCCACCAGCGTGATGCCGCGCTCCTCAAGTTCTCGGGATAGCGCGCTCGCGCCTTGCTCCTTCTTGCGGCGGGTCTCGAAACGCTTGGCGATGGTGATGTACTCGCTCTCCTTGCAGTTGGTGAGGGCTTCCACGGCCTCGGGGTCATCGGCGAACTCGCCGATGGTGGCAAGGCGCAGCAGGCTCATGTCATCGGCCGCATCGTCTACCACCTCTGCGGCGCGGCGCACCTTGGCCACCTTCTCCACTTCGATGCCCGACACCTCGGAGACGTACTCATCGTCGCCGAACATGGCCAGCTGGCGCACGAAGCGGCTCTCCTCGGTGGCGGCGTACTTCTTCTTGGTGTTGGTGCGCACCACGCACTCGATTACGGCCTGCTCGGTGCTCTCGTCCTCCACGATGGCGGGGAACGTCTTGGTGCCGAGCTCCCGCATGGCCATGACGCGGGAGTTGCCCGCCTTGACCCGGTAGATGCCCCCGTCGCGCACGAGGGTGACCATTTCGTCGGGGATGCCCTTGGCACGCATCGAGCGCGCCAGTTCCTTCACGTACGCCTGGTTCTCCTTGGTGGAGTAGTCGCGGGTGGCCAGGTCGTTGCCGAACTCGTCAACGAGCGGGTACACGTCCTCGATGTTGACGGTCTCGATCACGGCGCCCATTAGCGGCCGCCCTCAACGATGTAGGCGCTGACAACCTCCACGCCCATGTCCTTAAGAGCGTAGAACTCGGCGGGGTCCATGCCGAAGCGGGGGTCGTCCTTCTTGCACGCGAGGAACGCGCAGGCGAACGCGATGCCGCTGACGAACTCGTCGGAGGCGTCGAAGTCGAGCGCCGCCTCTACCAGTTCCATGGCGCGCTCGTTAGGGATGTGCTCGCCTGCGGCGCACCGCTTCATCTTCGCGGTCTTCTCTTTCATTTTGTTGCTCCTATCTGGCAAAGTGTCATTGATTTGCTTTTTTCTCGATGCGCTCCTTACGCTTCTGCGCTGCCTTCACCTCGCGGCGAAGGTTTCGGGAAACGCATGCCTCGACGGCTTTTGCATGTGCCTCCTCGGCGTATGCCCGTCGGTAGCCGCTCATGCCGTCGGTGTCGGGCGGCTCGGGCAGGGGGTCGCTCTTCGATTCGAGCAGCGCCTCGGTCCTCTCGTAGATGGCACGCTCCTCGGGCGGCAGCAGCGGCAGCAGGTCGGCGATCCTCAGCTGGATGGTCGCCAGCTGGTCGCGCCTGCGGCACGGCTCGCACTTGCCGCTGCGGTCGATGGTTCCCGAGAGGTTGCCGCAGTGGGGGCACGGCTCAAGGGTGGGGCGGTAGTAGCGCAGGCACACGTCCACGCCCTGCCGCCTCAGCGCCTTGGCCTTCTGCCTCACCGATTCGGACGAGCGGCGAAGCATCTGGCATATGTCCCGCTTGGGCAGCTTCCCGGCGTTGGCAATGAGGAACTGCTCCTCGGCCACCGTCCAGTCGTTGCGGCGCGCCCCCTTACGCATGGGGAGCCTCGCAGTAGGTGACCTCGATCTCCAACCAGTCGAATGTGCCTACCCTGGGAGCCTTGAGCGGCAAGCCCGCCACGATCTGGCTATCGTCCTTGTAGGCGATGCCGTTGAGCGCATCCTCCACCAGCTTCAAGATGTTGGAGGCATCGGGCTTTATGGTGTCCTGCTCGCCCCGTCGCCTCTTCGGCCACGAGACCGGCATGTGCCGATGGCTAACCACCGCGATGACCACGGGACCGTCGAAGCCCGAGCGGATAAGCCCGCGAGCCGCCTGATAGCGGTCTGCTATGCAGTCCATGGCCTTCTGGTGGCGCTTGGCCGTGTGCATATGGGGATGCCCGCCCCGCGTGTCCATGCGCGGGCGCATAGCTCCGATCACCTCGGGGAGGTCTTCGCAGTCGCACCTGATTCGGGTGCTCACCGTTTCGATCTCCTCAAGCCCGAGGTAGGCGAGCAGCGGCTTGCGTGCCTGCGCGAGGTACGGGTTCATGCCGTCACCCCGTAGGTCTTCGCCGCGTCCTGCCAGCACCTCGCAGGGAAGAACGTGTTGCGCGCAACGTGGTCGTGCCACACGTCCTCGAAGTCGATGCCAGCGCGGTCGATCTCGGCCGTCTTCGGGACGATCGCCGTGGCCAACTCGGGGCGGAACATGAGCAGGTAGCGGCTGAGAACGCTCCAGAGGTTGTTGTCGAAGCGGAACTCGCGGCACAGCGTGATGGGCATGCCCTGCTGGGTGGCCAGCACGAACAGGTCGCCCCGGCGGATGCGGGGCCAGCCGTCGGCCATGGCCCGCTCGCAGAGGTTCACCAGGCGCAGCCACTTCTTCGGATAGTCCTCGGCTATCCAGGCGCACGCCTCCTCCACGCGCATGGCCGGGGTGCGGGCAACCCCGTCGTAGAGCTGCTTGCATACCTCAGCCATGGCGCACCTCCGTGAAGTAGTGCTCGGCGGCGTCGTAGCCGATTTGGTAGGCCACGCCGTAGCCCCAGAGGAGCGAGAGCACGCAGGCGGCGGTTACGATTCCGAGGAGGATGTCGGCTATGCGGTATGATTTGCGACGAGCCGCTTTCCTACGTTGGGGCGGCATTCGGAAGGGGCGCGGCTCAAGTCCGTGGCGGGGTTGTTCCTGCGCCCCTCCTTCCACTCCCGGAACCGCTGCTCGTTGGCGGGGTTTCCGTAGAAGCGGAGCATGAGGCTCCTCAGCTCGTGGCACATGCACCGCTGCTGGGGCGTCATGCCGCCTCATCTTCAACGTCCTCATACTCGATTGCGGCGGGTGGCAGCTGGTAGGCGCCGTCTTCCTCTTCCTCCTCCTCGGGGAACGCCTCCTCTTGGCCGTCCAAGACCTCGCCGCTGTTCATGTCCACCGGGATGACCATCTGGTCGCTGGTGATCTCAAGCGTCACGAAGGTCTGGGTCATCATGGCCAGCTGGGGAAGGGCGGCCTTGTGCTCGGGGTCCAACTCGAACTGCATGACGGTCTTGCCCTTGATGTTGCAGCCTGTGAAGCAGGCGCGGACTTTCACGCGGTTCTCCATGGCTATGCCTCCTCTGCGGTGACTTCGATGGTTCCGAACTTGGCGGCGATGTAGTAGCCGTTGTCGGTGATCGCGTCCAGCACGTAGCTGGGGGCGGTGGTGATGGAGAGCGTCGGCTCTTCGGCGGTGCCTCCGATGGCGAGGCTCACAAGGTCGCCGTCCTGGCGGCTCTCGGCAATGAGGCCGCAGACTTCCTTGATGCTGTTCTCGTTCATGGGGTTCCTCCTCTAGCCGATCTCTTCGAGTTGCTTGAACAGCTCACCGAGCTCCTTGGTGGCGTTCGCGGGCATTTCCGCCATGGTGATGGCGGCGTAGGCTTTGCCGAGTTCGGCTACGGCATCGGGGTCTGCCTGGCTGTGCTCCATGCAGGTGACCACGGCCTCCTTGGCGCGGTCGTTCAGGGTCTTGCTTTCCATGTGGGTGTTCCTTCCTTTGGGTTAGTTGACTTTCTTGCACTTGCTCTCGTCGCGTCCGAAGAGCTTGCCGATTGGCAACCCGAACGCATCGGCCAACTTCCAGGCGTTCTCCAACGTGATGCGGTTCTCGCCCTTCTCGTAGGCTCCAAGCGTTGCAGCTGGGATGCCCGATTCCTGTGCGAGTTTGTCGCGGGTCCATCCAAGTCGAGCACGCTCTGCTCGAATGCATCCAGCAACTTCCTCTGTGCTACAGGTCATAGATTTCCTCCTTCCTTAGTTCTCGCAGTGATCTGGGGGATGCAATGCCGTGGCGGGGATTGCATCTGCCAACTCAATGCGGGTGTATGATCTGGGGGCTTGAGAACCGAAGAAGAAGGGCGGCAGTTAGGAGGTCGCCCTATGAGCGATTCAACCTATTACGACGGCGAAGCCGTCTAGGAGGCCGAGTTCGCGGGTCTCTACTACGACGCCCCATTCGACTGGCCCGAACCTGAGCGGGGAGAAGGCCAGAGCGAATAGCAGAGTAGAGGAGGGGCTTTAAGGAAGGAAACAACCGAAAGCATCCTTTTGGGCGCCGCCCTTCTTCTTCGGTTCTCAAGATGCCCCGCGTTGTTAGC